CGCAGTTCTACCGTGACGGGCTCGAGGCTGCGGGCATCGGCGTGGGCACCGTGAACGATGTCAACGACATCTCGGCCATGCTCGAGACGCGCGAAGAGCTGCGGGCGCAGTTCGACTTCTTCATCAACCTGGCGGCCACCCTGGCGGTCTCCAGCCCGATCATCGACACCGTGACGCCGCCAAGCGGCACGTACAACTAGGAGCACATCATGGGCGCTACGCTGGACAGCATCATCGCGGTCAACATCTCCCTCCAGGCTGCTGCCGTGCAGCAAAAGGGCTTCGGGCGCGGCCTGATCCTGGGCAGCTCCAACCGCCTCACTGGCGGCGACCTGTACCGCATCTACGCCTCGGCCGCTGCGATGCTGGCCGACACCTTCCTCACGAGCGACCCCGAGTACAAGGCGGCCGTCGCCTACTTTAGCCAGAGCCCCTCGCCGGCTGACGTGATGGTGGGCTACGGCGTCGCGGATGTGGCGCAGGTCGAGACCATCACCCCCACGGCCGTGAACCTGACGCTATACACCGTGACGGTGAACGGCGTGGCTTACACCTACACGAGCGACGGCACCGCGACTGCGGCCGAGATCGTGACGGGCTTCATCACCGCCATCAACGGTGGGCAGAGCGCCGTGACCGCCAGCGGCACCACCACCCTGATCCTGACGGCGGCCACGGCTGGCGTGAGCTTCACGGTGACCATCGGCGCCAACCTGGCCATCGCCCACACTACCCCTGACACGGGCGTGGACACCGCGCTCACCGCCATCGTGGCGGCGGGCGGCAAGGCGTGGTACGGCCTGATCCTCACCACCCACACCCTGGGCGACATCACCCAGGCTGCCGCGTGGATCGAGGCTCAGCCCTACGGCTACATCTTCGTCGGATGCAGCCAGGACTCGGCCGTGTTGACCAACGTGAGCACGGACGTGGCCAGCCTGCTCCAGGCCGCGAACTACCTGCGCACCACCTACCTGTGGAGCGATGACTTGGCGCATTGCCCCGATGCCGCGTGGCTGGGCCGCGAATTCCCCGCGACCCCGGGCAGCAGCAACTTCGCCTTCAAGGCCCTCACGGGCGTGACGCCCACCACCAACGCGGTGCTCACCGACTCCAAGATCGCTCTGCTGGATGGCAAGAATGGCAACTACTACGTGAGCGTAGGCGGTGTGCCGGTGACGCAGATCGGCAAGATGGCGGGCGGCCAGTGGATCGACGTGGTGATCGGCCGCGACTGGATCAAGGCCAACCTCCAGCAGGCCATCTTCAACGTGCTCGTGGCCATGCCCAAGGTGAACTTCGATGACGCGGGCATCGGCATCATCGCCAACGCGGTGCGCGGTGTGCTGAAGCAGGCCAAGGACAACGGCATCCTCACCGACTACAACATCACGGTGCCGCTGGCCTCGAGCTTCACCTCCGCGCAGCGCAACCTGCGCGTGCTGCCGAGCATCCCCTTCACCGCGACCCTGGCCGGCGCTATCAACGGCCTCACCATCAACGGCAACATCACGGCCTAAGAGCCAGAGGAGAGCGCCATGAGCCTGTTCCATCAACTCGACCCCGCCAAATTCATCGTGAGCGTGGGCACCCTGCCCTCGCCCATCTCGGGCTATGCGAAGGGCACCTTCATCGAGATCACGCGCGATGAGGACACCTTCAAGAAGTTCGTGGGTGGTGACGGCGAGGTGACCCGCGTGCGCAACCGCAACATCGCTGGCATGATGAAGATCACCCTCCAGCAGGGCAGCAACTCCAACGCCATCCTGAGCGCCTTGGCCACGCTGGACGAGCAGACCGGCGCGGGTGTGGTGCCCATCACCTTCATGGACATGAGCGGCGTGGCGGGCGCGCAATCCACGGCGGCGAGCGCCTACGGCTGGATTCGCAAGAAGCCCGACATGAAGTTCTCGGGCGAGAGCGAGGAGAACCGCGAGTGGATTTTCGACCTGGCTCGCATGGACTTCCTCGTGGGTGGTAACTAATGCCGCGCCCCACCGCAGCTCCCAAGGTCGCCCTCGATGGCGAGAGCTACACCTTCGGCTACCTGCCCACCTCGCAGGCCCTGGGCGTGGCCATCGAAGTGGCGCAGCGCTTCATGCCCAGCATCGGCGCGTTGCTGCCCAAGGGCGAAGGCTTGGCGGCGCTCTTCGATAAGGACATGAAGGAGGCCCTGGGCAAGCTCGATCTGGCCGGGGGCCTCGTCGTGTTGGCGGCCTCCATGGAGCCCGACGCCTGCACCACGCTCATCAAGAAGCTCAACGCGGTGGTGGTGGTGGATGGCGTCGGCCTGCTGGATGACACCCACTTCGACGAGCACTACAAGGGCCGGCCGGGCCTGGCGCTAAAGGTCGCGGCCAAGAGCTTCGAGGTGAGCTGCGCGGATTTTTTCGCCCACGCCGTAAGCCTCGTCGGCTTCCTGAAGCCAAAGGCTTCGACCCCGGCGTAACTTACGTCAATTGGTGGATTTGGCGCCTCGTGCCCAAGATGGGCTCGTTGGTCGAGATCGAAAACCAATGGACGCTTGGCGACCTCTTGGATGCCCACGAAGTTCTGGATATTCAAGAGGAGGCCGACGAGTACCACCGCACACATCCACCCAAGGGGTAGCCCGTGACAGTTCGTGAGCTCGTCACCACCTGGGGCTTCGACATCGACACGAAGCCCCTCGAACAGATGGAGAAGCACGTTGGGGGCCTGAAGGAGACCATCCTTCACCTCAGTGAGCTGCTCATTGGTGAGGGCGCGAGCTTTTTTGGTTTGGCTGAGACCACGGCCGAAGCTGGGGTCAATTTCAAGAAGACTGCCGAGGAAGTCGGCACCACCACCACGCGCTTTCAAGAACTTACCTACGCAGCCAAGCAATGGGATGTGCAGGAGGGGGCCCTCACCTCGGGCCTTCGCCGGCTCTCCATGATGGCTGTGCAGGCTGCGCGTGGGTCTTCCGAGGCTGGCAGGACACTCACCCAGGCCGGCGTTGACAGCCTCTACGATGGCTCAGGCAAGATGCTGCGCTCAGATCAGCTCATGGCGCAGATCGCCAAGAAGTTCAAGGCGATGCCCACGGACGCGATGAAGGCGGGCCTGGCCGTTCAGATATTCGGCCGCAGCGGCTCGCAGCTCATGCCCATCCTCAACCGCTGGGGCACTGAGTTGGACCGGGTGACCGAAGAGGGCCGCAAGCTGGGCGTGGTGATGGATGAGTCGGCCATCGCCAAGTCGGAGATTTTCAAGGAGTCGATGAACCGGCTGCACGCTATGGTCACGGGGCTGCGCAACACCATCGGCGTCGCACTCATGCCTGCCATTGAGGACATGATCAAGAGCATCCAAAATTGGTATCTGGCCAACGAGGACGTGATCCGCACGGACATCGCCCGCTTCGCTAAGCAGTTCTCAGACGCGGCCTTGGGCGGCTTCCACGCGGTGGTAGGTCTGGCCAACGGCACGCTGTGGCTCACCGACAAGCTGGGCGGCCTGGGCATGGTGATGAAGATCGTCACGGCCGGCTTCTTGGCGTGGACGGCCATGGGCGTGGTCTCCGAGATCAGCGAGATCATCAAGATCGTCATCCTGGCCACCAAGGCCGTGTGGGCCTTCGCGGCCGGCGAGGCTGCCATGACGGGCGGCCTTTCGGCCGTAGCCTCCATCGCTGGCGCCGCAGCCGTGGGCGGCGCTGCCATGTACATGATGCGCGATCAGGGTATCGCGGCCTCTGGCACCCTGCCAAAGAGCGTCTCCAATGGCGCGGCCAGCGACTACATCAACGCGGGCGGCGCGGGCACGGTCAACAACTTCCACTTGAACCTACCCCCGGGCACGCCTGCGCAGCACGCGGGTGAGGTCTTCGACTTGGTGAAATCCCTCCAGACCTCTCACTCGCGCAGCTTGTCGGCAGCGTCTGAGGGTGGGCGGAAGGACTAAATGGCCCTCTTCAGCGTGCTTCCCAAACGGGGCTTCGTCAACGCGGTGGACTCTGGCAAGTCGGGCTACGCCGGCGCCCACGAGCCTGTGGCGCTCGTGTTTGACGCCATCGTGAGCGAGACCCCTGAGTACAGCGCCACTCCCACGCAGAGCCTCGTGGAGGATGGGAGCACCATCTCAGACCACGTGAGCCAGAAGCCCCTGCGGCTCACGGTGCAGGGCATCATCACCGACACGCCTGTGGGCTTCGGACGCCAGTACGCCAACGCCTTCGGCGGCCCTAACCCCTCGGCTAAGGCCTTCGCCTACATCGAGCGCCTCTTCCTGGCCCGCACGCCGTTCGACTTTGTGGGCGGCTTCCGCGTCTACAAGAGCATGGTCATCTCGCGGTGGACGCCCACACGCGACGCGCAGACGGGCGACTCGTTGCGCTTCGGCTGCGTGATGGAGCAGGTCATCATCACGCAGAGCGTCAAGCTCTTACAGATCAAGGCCGCCTCGAAAAAGGCGCAGCCCAAGGTGAGCCAGGGCGGCCAGGTTCTAGCCCCTAAAACGGTCATCGACGCCACGGGCGAAGACCTGACGGCCCATGCGGCCTTCACAGCTATCTGGAAATAGGCCATGAGCATCCAGGGTCGCATCGACGTTGACAACACCTTCGGCAACCAAACTTTGCGCATTGCGCTTGGGGCTGCCGTGTACGTGGTGACCCTGCGCTATAACAGCCGCATGGATCGGTGGCTCATCGACATCGCGGATGCCAACCTCAATCCGTTGGTGCAGGGGCGCGTGCTCCAGGGGGCTTGGCCGGCCTTTCAGCGCTTCAGCGGCGTCGTGGCTGGGCTGCCGGTCGGGTTTATCTACGCCCTCGACAACACGGGGGCTGGGGGTGACCCGCAAGAGAACACCCTCGGCGGGGATTGTCCCCTGTACTATTGGGAGCCCTAGATGCTCCAGTTCAACCGCTCAGTGGCCTGCATCCTGGGGGATGAGCTGCTGGACCTGCGCGTAGGCTTCAGCGTCGAAAAAGAGATGACGGATGACAGCACGAGCAAGGCCAGCATCAAGCTCTACAACCTCTCCCCCATGCACCGCCAGCTCGTCGAGACGCAAGCCAAGAACCAACGGGTGCGCCTTTCCGTGGGCTATGGTGGCCAGAACAAGCTGCTTTGCGATCAGGCTGTGAACTACGCCGACACCGCGCGCGTGGGCGCTGACATCATCACCACCCTGGAGATGTGGGGCGGGCAGGAGGGGCGCAGCACCGTTTTCGCGGCCATCTCGGGCGCGGTGAACGACTACCAAATACTGCAAGTGGTGCTGAACGCCTTCAACAACTACGGCTTCTGCCGGGGGCACATCTCCGACAGCGTGATCGCCAAGCTGAAGGCTAACACCCATCGCGGCTTTTCGGAGTCTGGCACCGCCTCGAAATTCATGGGGATGATAACCAAGCGCGCCGGGCTGCGGTGGAACACCCACAACAAGCAGATCAACATCTTCGACAAGGATGAGTACGAGGATGCTGAGATGGTGCTCCTCAACAAGGACACCGGGATGCTGGGCGTCCCAAGCAAGATGCAGCAGAGCGGGGGCTACAAACTGCGCGCGCTATTGAACGCGGAGCTAACCCCTGGCAAGATGGTGCGAGTTCAGAGCTCGCTCTTCCCCATCCACGGTGATCTGAAGATCATCAAGTCGGCCTTCACTGGCGACTCCCTGGAGGGGGATTGGTACGTGGACCTGGAGACCATCGTCTTGGGTCACGACCCCAGCTTCGTTGAGGTTTAGATGAGCGTCGCGTCCTATACCCCCGGCTACGTTGAGGCCGTCAACATGGCCATCAATCGCGCCCTTGGTGAGATGCACGTCTGCCTGCCCGGCGAGGTGGTGAGCTACGACCCCGGCACGCAGTCGGCCACCGTGCAGCCCACCATCAAGGTGCTCTACGTGGGCAAGGACACGCCTGAGCTGCTGCCACAGATACAGCAGGTGCCCGTGGTCTTCCCCGCCACGGCCAACGCCTGGGTGCGACTCCCCTTGGCGGCCGGCGACACGGTGATGCTCCACTTCGCTGAGCGCTCGCTCAACGATTGGCTGCTCAAGGGTGGCCACGTGGACCCGGTGATAGGCAACCGCTTCTGCCTGAGCGATGCCATCGCGGTGCCAGGCCTGCGCCCGCAGAGCGCGGCCATCGTGGCCAAGGGCGCCGCCACGAGCCTGGAGGTGGTCAACGGCCAGGGGTGGCTGGAGATCACGCAGGCGGGCAAGTTCAAGCTGAGCAATTCGGGCGGCGACCTGCTGAAGCTGCTCCAGACCATCTCCACCGACATAAAGGCGCTCATCACTGACGTGGCATCCTTCCAATCAGCCCCCGGCACAACTGGCGGGCCGCTTATCCCAAATGCTACTTACGCCACAGACCTGGCGCAGCTTGCGACCGATCTCTCCAACCTGAGCAACTTCTTGCCATGAGCATCTTCCTCTGCCAGAGCAACGGCGACTTCGCCATCGTCAACAATCAGCTCATGCTGACGGATAACTCCGTGACGGCCGCCACCCCCAGCCCGGGCCAGGAGACGGCTCAGCTCAGCCGTAACAACCTGCGGATGTTCTTGGGGGAGGAGCCGCTGGACCCGACGCTCGGCGTGCCGTACTTCGAGCAGATACTCCAAAAGGAAACGCCCTTCGAGACCTCGCAGGCTATCCTCGAGCAGGCGGTGCGCGACACGGACGGAGTTCTAGACGTGCTCAACTTCACCCTCTCGGTTGACACCGCCACGCGCAAGGGCACCGTGTCCTTCACGGCTACCACGGCGGCCGGCCCCGTCACCACCACGGAGACCTTCCCATGATCGGCAGCTTCGGAGTTCTCAGCACGGGTGTGGTCATCAAGCGCGTTGATGACATCTCACTCCAGGTTGGGCAGTCGCTCAGCGGCGACTTGGGTGCGGCGTTCAGCCTGCTCAGCCAGACGCCCGAGGGGCAGCTCGTCAACCGGCTTTCGGAGCAGGTGGCGGACCTGTGGGAGCTGGGCGAGCAGGTCTACAACGCCCTCTACCCCGACACCGCCAACGGCGTGAACCTGGACAACGCCCGCAACCTCACCAACCAATTCCGCATCCCCGCCACCGCGAGCGTGGTCAATGGTGTGGTGCTGACGGGCACCCCCGGCGCCTCAATCCCCGGCTCCTTGCAGCTCTCGGTGGTGGGCGCCCCGGCCTCCATCTTCCAGATCAGCGCGGCCACCACTATTGGCGGCGGCGGCACGGTCACGGCCAGCTTCGTGGCCACGGCCGTGGGCCCCACGCAAGCCCTCGCCGGCACGCTCACCAACATCGTCACCCCCGTGTCAGGGCTCGTGAGCGTCTCCAATCCATCCAACGCCCAGCTCGGCACCTACACGGAGACCGACTCCGCCTTCCGCCTGCGCAGCGCGCAGAACCTGAGCCGCCCAGGCACGGGCACCTTTAGCGGCCTCATGCAGTCCGTGCTGGCCGTGCCCAACGTCTCGCAGGCCTTCGAGTTCCTCAACGACTCCGACGTGACCGATGGCAGCGGCCTGCCACCCCACTCGGTGCTGCTCGTGGTGACGGGCGGCGTCGATCAGGATGTCCTCAACGCCATCTTCGCGGCCAAGGCGGCGGGCATCCAGACCTCGGGCTCGACCACGGGCACCGTGACCGACAGCCAAGGCACGGCGCACTCGGTGAGCTTCAGCCGCCTAGCGGCCCTGGCCACGGCCATCTATGTGGATGTCACCATCATCCCCAACGTCAACCCCTCGGCCGGCCCCATCTACCCCGCCAACGGTAACAGCTTGGTGCAGGCGGCCATCGCGGCGACCACCTTCGCGCCTGGGCAGACCGTGGTGGCCACGTCCTTCTTCACGGCGGTGAACTCGGTGCCCGGGGTGCTGGGTGCCACGATCCTGATCGACACGGCGCCCAGCCCCACGCTGCCCAACAACATCCCCATCACGCTCACGCACATCGCCCAGGTGCTCGCGGCCAACGTCACGGTGCATGAATGAGCGCTGACCACCTAGCCTTGATGCGGGCAAGGCTCATCGAGCAGTTCAAGGGCCTGCCCAACCTGGACGCCTTCATTAAGGCGTATGGGAATCAGCTCAATGATGTGGAGGAGTTCTTCGGGCAGCTCCTCACCATGCTGCCTCTTCAGGGCGCCGTGGGCGCGCAGCTCGACCGCCTGGGCAAGGCGCTAGGCCAGGGGCGCAACGGGCTGAGCGACGAGAACTACCAAGCCATCCTCCAGGCTCGCGTCATCGAGTACCAATCCAACGGCACGTTGGAGGACCTCATCCAGATATTGCTTGCCATGGGTGGTGCTGCCAAGGTGCAAGCCTTGGAGGTATTTCCAGCAGGTGTGCAGATCGCGGCGGTGGGGGGCTCTGCAAACCCGCAGGACATGACCTCGGCCATCATCCAAGCGAAAGGGGCGGGGGTGCGCCTAACCCTATTAAGCACCCCTAGCCTTCCAGCCTTCGCCTACGACACCCCCGTGAGCGCGGACTTTGCCGGCTACGATGCGGGCCATCTCTCGACTGTTCTTCACTAGGAGCTTCACATGGGTGAAATCGCTAAGCCAACCGATCCGGCCGCGTGGGACTCTGGCCAGGTCAACTACGCAGTGCCTGACTCAGGCCACCAAGCCAGCGGCTTCGCTGCCAATGAGATACCACCCTCCAACCAAGAGAACGGCTGGCGCAACATCGTCTACCGTTTCATCGCATGGTTGGTCGCCAGCGTGCAGATCATCCCGGGCGGTGGCGCCAACTCGGCTCTGACCATCTCGGGGGGCATCGTCACCCCCACGGCTGGCAACCACACCGTGGCGGCCGGGACCGTAAACACCATTGCTCAGACCAACCACAACGATGGCAGGCTGCTGCTGCTGCACGGCACCGCTGCGCAGACCACCATCATCACCAACGGCTTCGGTGGTACAGGCCAAGCGCTGCTCTCGGATGGTGGCACCGTGACGCTCACCTCGGCGTCCGACTACCTTCTGCTCCAGCGCGACGGCACCAACTGGCGCGAGGTGTCGCGCTCGGTTTCCATCGCGGGCTCGGGGATGCTCAACGGTTTCGGCGGACGCCTCACCTTGGCCAGCGGCGTGCCCATCACCACGAGCGACCAGACTGCCAAGACCACCATCTACCTCACCCCCTTCCGAGGTGGGGCCATCTCGCTGTGGGATGGTGTGAAGTGGGTCGTGTCGGCCTTCAGTGAGATTAGCTTGGCGGTGCCTGCCACCACGTCGCAGATGTACGACCTCTTCGTGTACAACAATGCGGGCGTGATGACTCTCGAGGCGGTCGCGTGGACGAATGACACCACGCGCGCCACCGCTCTGTCCACGCAGAACGGCGTCTACGTGAAGACCGGCGCAGCCAGCCACCTCTATGTGGGGAGCTTCCGCACCACGGCGGTGAGCGGTCAGACTGAGGACAGCGCTGCCAATAGATTCCTGTGGAACGCTTATAACCGCGTGGGGCGCCCCATGGTACATCGCAACGGTGGCAGCACAGTCTCGTGGGACTACACGAGCACTTGGCGGCAGGCAAACGCTGACGCCACCAACCAATTAAATTTCATCGTTGGCTTGGCTGAGGATGCCGTGAATGCCGTGGTGCAGTCGTCTGTGACAGTGAGCGCTACGGGGAGCTTGTCTGCGGCGGTTGGTATAGGGGTGGACTCCACCACCGTAGACAGCTCAACCCTTAACGGCCCCTCTACCGTCCAGGCTACCGGACCTGGCAACACATCGCTCTTCCCCGTGACGGCGGCTTATAGTGGTACGAGCGCCCCAGGGAAGCACTCTCTGGTTTGGCTGGAGATGGCCATGGCCACTTCCGGGGGTGCTGTAGCTACGTGGTTTGGTTACTCCTCCAGCACGTTGGCCTCGGCAGGCATCCACGGCACCGTGCAGGGCTAACCTAGGATTGAGTATTTACGGGGCCCTCTGGCCTTGGTAGCGTTTTGGAAACATTCGGAGGCTCGCCCATGAAGAAGCTCTTACTGATCCTCGCGCTCGCCACGGCCCCAGGCCTGGCCCGCGCCGACGCTGCGGCCACACTCACGGCCCTGGCTCAGCTCACGGCGACCAACTCGCCCACGCCCACCATCACGCCCACGGGCACCCCCACGGTGACCGTCAACGCCACGCAGACCTTCAAGGCCGGCGCGACGCAGACCATGGTGGTGATCTTGTCGCAGACGCCCACCCCGACGCTCACCGTGACGCCCACGGCCACGCCGACGCGCACGCCGTCCTTCACGCAATCCCCCACGGTGAGCGCCACCAACACGCCCACGGTGACCCCCACCAACACACCTACTAGCACCCCGGTAAGCACGGCTACGCGCACCATCACCAAGACCTCGACACCTACCACCTCGCCCACCTTCACGGTGAGCCCCACCCCTACGAGCACGCCCACCATCGCCACTATCGTGATCGACTCCACGGTGAAGATGGTCATCCCCATGCGACTCCAGAACTGCACCGATGCCAACTTGATGACCGGCACCGCGTGGGGTTGGCTGGACCCCGGGGCTCTGAAGCAGCCCGCGCAGGTGGAGCTGAGCAACCCTGAGACGGGCGCCTTCATCCGCTATTGGCCCAGCCTCTTGGCCACGACGCCCACGGTGAACGGTAAGGCCTTGTCGCCCGGGGCCTCAGTGATCCAACCCCTACGCCCCGGGGAGCACGTCTGGTACAAATTCAGCACCGCCAGCCCCGTGAGCGGCAACGCCCAAACCTGCCAGTAGAGGAGCGCCATGGGCCCCCCGCACGACAAGGAGCAGCTCGAAGTCTCAGGCTTCGGCTTCAACTTCAAGGCTACGGGCGACATCGCCCGCAAGAGCCTACCCCTCCTCACGTTCCTTGTGCTCTCCACCATGGCCTTCTACCTCGCCTCCAACCGCATCGTGCAGCGGTTGGAGAACGTGGACAAGCGCCTGGACTCTATTGAGGCCTATCTGAGGCCCAAGCCCAAAGTCATCGCCAAAGCCCCCAAGCCCGTGGCCACCTTGGTGGCCAGCCGACCCTAAAGGAGCGCCATGGAGCTCGATGCCCTGCTCAACCCCTCCGCCCCCAATTTTACCTTCGGGGAGCTCACCAAGACGGCCCACGACAGCCTCCAAGACGAAAACCGTCTGGAGGCTTTGGCCTATCTAGGCCGGGGCGCGCAGCTCGCGCTGCTGCTGGAGATGGTGCGGCAGTACCTCAACAAGCGCGGCGGACCGTGCGCCATGGTCATCAATGACGCCTTCCGCTGCCCCGCG